AAAGATTTGTGGCAGTCTGCCCGTACTTCGTAGCCGTTGTCCGGATCAAGCTGACCCTTCTTCATAAACACTGACTTGTCGAAGTATTCTTCTTTGGACAGGTATCCGAGGAACCAGCCCTTAGAGAAATCTTTGAGTATACGTGTGAAGGCGTAGATGTCACAGTCTTGCTTTGTGTTAAAGTTACTGATGCTGCACGAGTAGTGGGGCAGCGGGGTAGCAGAGGTCTGCTTTGTCTTCACCTCTACCTTCCGTCCGTCATCCAAGACGATGTCGTAGTCGTACGAATTTAGCCACGAACCCCCGAGTACGGAAAGCACCACCTGTTCGCCGAGGAAGCCTGCTACGCTTCCGCCGCCCCTTAGTATCGAGTTATGCAGTAGACCCATCTCAGTGGCCTTCCTACGGCCAGCAATCAGCATTTCGTCACTTATCTGTACTTCGATCAACGATCTTCCTCCACTCCTTGTAGCAGGGGTGATTTCGAGGTGGGTCATGCTGGACCCATCCCTTTCCCTGCTTCCATACCGGGGGTTTATTTTTTTTGTCTGTCATTTTTAAATCTGTGCTTAAAGAACACAACTAAGTTGATGGCAGTGTTGACAGTGATAGCCCCAATGAGCCACCACTGCCACCACGTCGGCATGTCTCCCCCGTCTGTCATGCCGCGTTCAGATCGACAACTTCACACACGCCAGCCGTGCAGGCCAACTCGCGAGAGCCTGACGTATTGTCTTCCCGTTCGTATTCGGACAACGCCTGCCAGTCGATGTTGAGATAGCCGTACGCTTGTTGCCACTCCAGATAATCTTCGCGTTCGATGTCCTGATAGGGTGCCTGCTGATAGGTATGATCACTATGCGGCAGGAACGACACGCCCGACGCCACGTCGAAGTTCTCGTACACCCACGTGCCCACTTCCATCCACTCGTCCTCTTTGACCGTAATGGTCACAGACGGCTTGTGTTCGCACCAGTGGACAGCGTACGTTTTCCAAAGCTCTAGCTGTTCGATGGCTGTCATATCATCACGAGTGACCGCACCATCAGGCGATTCCATTGCAAAAGAGAACACAGTCGTGTTGTCTGGCTTCATTACATCCGGCTCGTTGTACACACCCTGTTCCTTCAGGAACTGTGTCAGCGGGTCTTTATTGTCTCCGCGAACTGTGCGTATGTAATACTTGCTGTGTCTAGCGTGAATGCCGCTTGCAGCGTCCACCAGTTGCGATACAGTACCCGACGGTTTTACACAGGTGATGGCAGCCGACTGTGGAATACCAAGCCCGTTCGTTGCCAAGTCCCAGTTTGTGTCTACGGCCACGAGCTTCATCTCTTTGAGCCAACGGGCGGAATCGACGTTCCTTGATAAGACGTGATGATCCATGATACCAGTCAAGGATACGCCCAACAATCGTTCTTCTTCTGTGTTGGTCTTCCATATCTTCCTCAAATACTTGAAGTCAGTGAGGGTGGATTGCAGCGTGCCCAAGATAGTCGCAAGATGGACCTTTTCTTTCAGGTCTTCCAGCGTGTCGTAGTCACGGACAACCACCTCTGACAGGTTGCAAAACTGGTAGGGACGCAGAATGATCTCGCTGCAGGGATTGGTGCCCCACATGTGCCCTGTCTCGCGACGTTCGTTACGAGCAACCTGCTTGTCGGCAGCGTCACGATTGAAGATGCCCCGCTCCCCAGACTTGGAGTCATACAAAGAGAGCCACTCGCGCATGAACGTGCCCATCTCGGGCTTGCCCTTGTAAGCAACAGAGTTGTTAGCCAGCGCACGCTGTCCCTCGTTCTCCCACCACGCACCCGACTTGGCGTGTGCCATCTGATCGTCATTCAGGTTCGACAGACTGATGAGGGCGGAGCGACGTACGCCGCCTACCACAACAACCTCGCCCACCTTGCACATCAGGTCATGGCACTCGATAGGAAACAGGCGACGACCTTGTGCCTTTACAAATAGTTGTACAGCAAAGTTAAACAAATCTTCGAGCGGACCCGGGCCAGAGGCACGACCGCCCATCGTCTTCAGACGGGCACCAGACGGGCGTATGGCAGACAAGTCCCACTTCGGAATGTGTCCTGCATACAGCAGCGCAATCAGTTCACGCAGCGCCTTGGCCCATCCGGGCTTGGAGTCGCCTACTTTGATCACAGTGTCTGTGGGTTGCATGCCGTCACTAATCACCGGCAGCTTGTCCACGTTCTCGCGCTCGACAGAGAAGCCCACACCTGTGCCACACATCAGGATGTACATGCACTCGTCAAACGCACGAGGGCTATCAACAGGAATGTAGCTACAGTTGTACCCACAGATGTTGTCCCGTGCAAGAGCGGGACCAGCAGTCATCATGGCACGCATCGACGGCATGATGTCCTGACTAAGTATGGCTTGACGTAGCTTGCCCACATCACCGGGACACAGATACTCTATGTCAAAGTCGTGCTTATCTTTGACATGATCGACCATGAACTGCAAGTAGCGTTCCACGGTCTCGTCCCAGTTCTCTCGGCGCTGTTCATCATCAAGCCAACGTGCGTAGCGGGACTTGTGGATAAACTGCTGATAGGATGTGGGCAACATGTTATTCATCATTTATCTCCTCAATTAGTTTGTCTAAGTACCACTGCGCCTTTTCTAGGTCTTGTACGCCATTCTTGTATCGATAGCGCCATAGGTACTTGATTATGTTTCCCTGCAGGTAGTATTCGTAGCCGTCGCCGGTTGCGGCGCGGATGGCATCGATGCACTCAATCCCTGCCTGATTGTAGTGCGGTGGACTATTGACCATGTCCTGTGCCCATGCAGCGTTAGCTGCGCCTTGCATACTTGCCATGCTCTCTTGCTCGGCCATCTTCTTCATATACTCCTCGTGCCTCAACGATCATCTCCATCACCAACAATCGTACCCTTGTTCATACGGCACTGCAACTTGTATATATTCATCTCTGCAATCTGCTGCAGGCTGTATCCTAAATCATCTGCTAGGGCTGCACAGTACCAGAGGACATCTCCTATCTCTTTTGCAATGTCTCCCTTGAAACGAGCATCATCCCGTCTATCGCGATAAATCTTCTTCACCTTGTCCGCAACCTCACCAGCTTCTCCCGCCAACCCGAGGGCAGGGTACGTGATCTTCATACGTTCCGGATAAATGGCATACTTACGAGCTTTCATCTGATAGCCGTTGAGATTCCAGTTTTCTCTGATCATTGCTTCTTTCCAAATTCTACCTTGACGATGTTTGTGTCGGGCATATGCTTTATATCCACGCCATTGCCCGTCTCTTCTGACATAGCTTCTTTTGTGGCCTCGAACTGCAGACGAGCCAAGCCTGCCTGCATGACCCTGTCAAAGTCTGACTCCATGAGTTCAACAAGTCCTGACAGAATGACAGCACCCGCCGGGATATATTCGTCATCTTCGTCTTCTTCTGTTGTGTCGTATGCCATCATGGATACATGATCGTCATCATCTCCCTGTCGGAAAATAAGATACCATCGATCCTTCAGGAGACTTGCCCTCTCCATGTTTATTAAAAAATCGTTATCGCTCATTTCTGCACCACTCCTCTGGTATAGAACCTTCAGCCCACTGAAAGCCGTGCTTGGTTGCCCAGTCACCATAGGTGGTCTTGGAACCCTTGTAAATTTTATTTGAGGCGCGAATGAATACAAAACGTATGTCTAGGTCCGGATTCTGTTCCTTAACTAGCAGCATCTTCACCCTGTCACCCTTGTCAAGGTGGCCCTTCGTTTCCACGTACACGTCTGTGTCGGGGAAGTAGAAGTCAGGAGTGTAAGTTCGCGGCTTGGGTATGTATACCACCCGCTCTTTTTCGTACTCAAAAGATATGCCCCGCTCTACAAGTTTGCGGGCGATGTTCGACTCGAACTGTGATCTGAATTTTAGTTTTCGCATTAGCCTTGCAGCGGAAACGCCCCCTTTACCAAGTTTAGCCTCTTTAGCAGATACTGTTCTACTTTTGGGGTATATTTTCTTAAACGTGACAGTTCCTCGTTTAAGGGAATCGTCGGAATACATACAGCAGCACCCATCCTCAAGTGTTGATTGATATGTTGAAACTCTTCTTCTATGCGTACGATATCCCGGGCCTCCGTCTCTGATGCTAGGTAGCCTGATTCGGAATAGTTGTTACGCAAAGTTAAGGGCAGCGAACCCTCTATATTTCGCACCTTGACCAGTGCGGGTTCGCCGCCCCTACTTTCGTGACTTTCTATGTATACGTGCCTGATCTGTGGATTCAGGTCCAGCAACTTAAGATCGTACGTGCTGGTATAAATGATAGGCATGTCATCGCTCTTTCTTTACCAGCTTTGTGTACCAAGTCATCGGGGGATTCTTGGCCTTTGATGTGATCCGGGGATGATACTCCGCTCCCTTCCAGCAGTGTTCCTTGAATGAACAGAAGGTGCAAGTCTTGGGCATGAGGCGGTTGCCTGTTTCATACTTGATACCCTTCTCTGTGTATGTTTCTGGCACAGAAGTGAAAGGCACCCGGAACTTAGCGTCTGTGACTATGGCGTGAACACGCTTGGCAGCTTCATCAAGATATGTCTTGCGATCCTCGTCTTGATTGTCTGGGGCCTCGACAAAGTCCCACTCCCCGCTCGACTTGTTGATGGCTATCCAGCCACCGAAGGGCATGCCCTGCGACTCTGAGTATAGATATCCCTGCATGATGTAGCCGAAGGGATCATCTTCTTTGATTGCGTCGTAGCCGCCACGTCCCGAGAACTTGTTGTCAAACGACCACGGGCTTGTGGACTTAACGTCCCACACCTTGCCGTCAATGATAACATCGAGAGTTCCGTTTACAGTCTGGCCTGCTATGGACAGGGAACACTTCTCTTGCTCAGAGGCTACGTTGACACCTGCAGCCTTCATAATTAGAACTGCGGATGCTTCTATCAGATCACCAATAAGAAAACGAACAATATCGTTGTAAGCGACATCCTGCTTGAGTCCCTGCTTTTCTAATTGTTGCTGGCACAGAGGACGGCCCAGCCCGGACATACGAATACGATAGTCCGAGTTGCGGCTAAACTGCTTACGTATAGCAGTCTTACAGTCCTCTCCAAAGGCTTCAATAAGATCGTCGAGACGAGAGGAGTCAATCTCCCCTCGCCCCGCCTTTTGGAGGAAGTCTTGTACTTCCAAGAGATGAAGCATCAGCTTGCGAAACGCTGCGCCAGATCGAGGTCTTCATCATTCATCGACATCTTCACAGCGGCCTTGTAGTCAGTCATCACTGACTCATTGTGGCCCTTGACCGTCTCGCCAAACATCTTGATCAGGTCTTTATCTGCGTCGGTAATCGACACTTCTTTTACAAGACTTAGTTTCGGAGTCCAGAAGATCACACTACCGTTCTTCTTTTTCTCCGTAGACAGTTCGATTACAGCCTTCTGCATCAGGATTTTACGCCGTGTCAGTTGCTGATCGATGAAGTCTCGTACTGGACGAAATCCTGACCTCTTGAAGTACGCCATGAATGGCACGTTCTCAAGCGGTGTATGTGTTCCATCGGCAGCCTTAGCATCCGGCGCATCCAAGACTCCGTAGATGACCTGATTACAATTCACTGACTGACTCAAAACCACACGAGGGTCATCATCAGGAAGAGCTTCCTCTTCTGCCCTCGTCAGTCGTCCACACTTATTTCCGCCCTCGCTATCTGGGAACTCCCCAGACAGGGTGGGCCGCTGCACAGACTTACAGGAGAACTTCTGTTCGTCCTGATTCCACACAGACCATTCGTATGTTCGCATCAAGGGACGGATATATACCTTATCCGAGTAACTCGGTCCGGACCCATTCCAGATGCGCCAAGCACCACGCTTCAGCGTGATCCCGTCGTCGTTTTCTGCCTCGTAGTTGATTGTCAGGCGTGGCAAGCCTACACGTGGAGTAGAATCCACGTCAGCCTGCCCTGACATCTTCATCAAGGTTTCTTCGTCTCCCGCATCAAACGCGGTCAAAAATTGATTCAGTTCGTCGTTCATTTGAAGTTCTGTACCCATATCATCCTCGTGTTGGGTGTTGAAAGTAGAAGTATTATACAGTTAACACTTCTTCTAAGTCAAGCCAGTTTTTTCCCATTTTTAATTCTATTCCTACAGGCATGTCGTACCGCACACCGTAACGCCGCTCCGTCTCCTGCGGTATAGCCAGCATACTTTTCGCCATGATCTCAATGCACTGCTTCTCTTCTCCCGGGAACACGTCCATGACAATCGAGTCGTGAACTGTGTTGCAGATCACAGACTGTAAGTCACTGTCTTTCAACGATTTATGCAACATGACAAGAGCGATAGGCAGCAAGTCTGCAGTAGCAAATCCCTGCACAGG